AGCTTAGGGCCATGGGTATACCGGTGCAGGACTTTACGCCGACTAAAGGCAACGACAAGATAGCTCGACTAAACGCGGTGTCTGACTTGTTTGCCTCTGGGATGGTGTGGTATCCGAACACTAGTTGGGCAGAAGAAGTAGTTGATGAGGTTGCTAGCTTTCCAGCGGGAGAGCATGATGACTACGTTGACTCTGCCTCTATGGCATTGATGCGGTTCAGGAAAGGCGGATTTATTAGGCTTCCTTCGGATGAAGAGGAAGAGGAGGCGCTGTATAGAAGGCGCCATAGCGGATATTACTAAGGGCTATCGAAATGGCTATTGAAAAAGGTTTGTACGGGATGCCCGAAGGGCTAGACGGCGAGTTAATGGGTATGGAAAGCATGGGCGAGCCAGATGTAGTTATGGATATTGGCATCCTCGCTGATGAAAACATGCCTATTATGGTAGAGCTTGAAGACGGTGGGGTAGAGATTAGCTTCGGTGAAGAGCTAAACGACGCCAGTATGGCTCCTTTTGATGCAAACCTAGCCGATTACTTAGACGATAAGCAGCTACAAGAGATTTCTAGTGAGCTATGTGACGCCGTAGAGGGTGATACTAATGCCCGTCGTGACTGGGCAGACAGTTATGTGAAAGGTCTTGACGTGCTGGGCATGAAGTATGAGGAGCGTACGGAGCCTTGGGAAAACTCTTGTGGTGTATACAGCAATATTTTGGCGGAAGCCGCTATCCGTTTCCAAGCGGAAGCAATGAGCGAGACGTTCCCCGCTGCTGGCCCTGTTAAAACTAAGATTCTTGGTGCGCCAGACAAAGATAAAGAAGACGCGGCCCTGCGCGTTAAAGTTGATATGAACTATGAGCTAACTGAGGTGATGGTCGAGTACCGTCCAGAGCACGAAAGGCTCTTGTACAGCCTAGGTTTGGCTGGTTCTGCGTTCAAGAAGGTGTATTTTGACCCCAATATTGGGCGCCAAGTTGCCCTATATATCCCTGCTGAAGACGTAATTGTGCCCTACGGAGCCTCTAATATTGAGTCGGCAGAGCGTGTAACTCACATTATGCGCAAGACAAAGAACGAAATGGTTAAGCTTCAGGTAGGTGGATTTTACCGAGAAGTAGATTTAGGTGATCCAATTTCGTTTTTTACCGATATAGAAGAGGCAAAAGCAGACCAGTCTGGCTACGCGCTTACTGAAGACGACCGTTATACCATCCTAGAAGTCCATGCTGACCTGATTATTGACGGTGTAGATGGTGAGGGTGAAGACGACGACCTACAGATCGCAAAGCCTTATGTAGTAACCCTCGAGAAGGGCACAGGAGAAGTGTTAGCGGTGCGCCGCAATTGGAATCCTGACGACCCTTTGACACTAAAACGACAACATTTCGTACACTATGCGTACGTACCTGGATTTGGATTTTATGGACTCGGCCTCATTCATATTATTGGTGGTTACGCTAAAGCTGGCACTAGTATTATCCGTCAACTCGTGGACGCTGGAACCCTATCCAATCTCCCCGGTGGTCTCAAATCTCGCGGATTACGAGTTAAGGGCGACGACACACCGATTGGTCCGGGCGAATTCCGTGATGTAGACGTGCCGTCTGGCAGCATACGCGATAACATAATGCCGCTGCCTTACAAGGAACCTTCTCAGACGTTGCTAGCATTATTGCAGCAGATCACAGAAGAAGGCCGACGTTTGGGCGCTATCTCAGACATGAACATATCCGACATGAGTGCTAACGCACCTGTTGGAACAACACTTGCTCTACTAGAGCGTACTTTAAAGCCAATGGCTGCGGTGCAATCTAGGGTGCACTACTCAATGAAGCAGGAGTTCAAGCTCCTCAGAAAGATCATTGCTGAGTACGCACCGGAAGAGTATCTGTACGTGCCTGACCGTGGTGAACCTCGTGCGCGACGCGCCGACTACGCTATGGTGGAAGTAATTCCTGTCAGCGACCCCAATAGCAGCACGATGGCACAGAGAGTTGTGCAGTATCAAACCGTGTTGCAAATGGCACAGGCCGCCCCACAAATCTACGACCTACCGCAGCTTCATCGCCAGATGATCGAGGTCTTGGGTATTAAGAACGCAGACAAGCTAGTCCCAACTGAGGACGACGTGAAGCTTATTGACCCTGTTAGTGAAAATATGAACGTGATAACGGGCAAGCCCATCAAAGCGTTTATCAGTCAGGACCACCAAGCGCACCTAGCTACTCACCAAGCCTTCATGCAAGACCCAATGATTATGCAAACTATTGGGCAAAACCCGCAAGCTAACCGCATGATGGCCGCGTTGCAGGCACACATAGCCGAACACACAGCGTTTATGTACCGCCAGCAGATGGAGTTACGTATTGGTGCGCCACTACCTGCACCTAACGAAGAGTTGCCAGAGGATGTAGAAGTTCAACTCGCGCAGCTTCAGGCACAGGCGGCTATACAGCTTACACAGGCTAACCAGCAGCAAGCTGCACAGGCGCAAGCGCAACAGCAAGCGCAAGACCCAATCGTTCAGATGCAGCAGATGGAGCTACAGTTGAAGCAGCAAGAGCTACAACGTAAAGCGGCTAAGGATCAGGCGGATTCAGCTCTTGAAGCAGCTAGATTGGAACTCGATAAGCAAAAAGCTGACGTTACAGCCACGATCGAAGCAAGCCGCGTAGCTACTCAGAACCAACAGGCGGAAGCTAAGAACGATCTGGACGAGGCCAAGGCAATTTTGGATATGGCTAAGACTCGAAACGAAATGCGAGGACCACAAGGTGGCTAAAAAGACAGGCATTACTTCAGGAGAAGCTCTACAGCTAAATAAAGGTGTTAAAGGCACTAGCATTGGCAACGGGGCTTTGAAGGTAGGCTCAATGAACAAACACAAACGTCGTAGTTTCAAAGAATATAGAGGGCAAGGTAGGTAACATTAACGTTAAAGCCACAGGAGTTAGAACCCTATGACCGATTTACCCAAAGAAAACCATAGAACGCTTAGGATTAACAAGAAGCTCGCCGGTATTGAAGTTAACCTGCGTTTAAGCGTAATTGCCCTATCAAAGAAAGCGGGAGCCTCAGAGCATCAAGATGAGGCGATGAAATTCTCTCAAGCGGCTTTAAATCTGGCTAATGCAGCGGCGGCCTTAAGCCGCTTAGACCAAGGAGATAATTAATGGCTAAAACCGTCTTTGACGTGCTGAACGAAAAACTAACGGAGCATCAAAGCTCTAGCGAAGATTTCCTGAAAAGCGGCGGAGCTAAAGACTTTGCTGAATATCGGGAAGTGTGTGGCGTGATTCGGGGTCTAAACGCCGCATTAAGAGAAGTGAATGACCTTTCGCGTAACTATATGGACGACAACGATGACTGAAACTATAACGGTTAGCGGGGTAGGAGCGGAAGCTTCAGTATCCCCAGCAATGACTGCGCTAGAAGAGAAGAGAAAGCAAAGGATAGAAGAAGACATTAAAACCCAAGAGGAGCTAGAAGCCTCAATTCCTAAGCCGGTAGGCTACCGGGTGCTTATTGCCCTGCCTAACGTGGAGGAGACGTTTGGGAGCAGCGGCCTTATTAAGGCAGACCAGACGCGAAGAGAAGAATACATCCTTTCTACTGTTGGGTGTGTGTTGGATATGGGTGCAGAAGCCTATAGCGACAAAGAAAGGTTTCCTACTGGGCCTTGGTGCAAGGTAGGTGACTATGTGATGTTCCGTGCCAATACTGGTACGCGCTTTAAAGTTGGAAAGCAGGAATATCGTTTAATGAATGACGACTCTATTGAGGCCGTCGTCGATGATCCGCGAGCAGTTTCGCGTGCGTGAGGAGTAGAGTATGCCTAGGCAACAAGTAGAATTTGAATTTCCTGATCCCGATAAGGAAGAAGCCGGTTCACAAGAAGTAGAAGTGGATATGGCTGAAGAAGAGGCCCCCTTAGAAGTAGAAGATGCGGTCGGTCGGGAGGATATGAAGAAACCCGGCAACGTAATTAAAGCTGGAGATGTAGAAATTGAAGTAGAGGACGATACGCCGCCGGGAGACCGCGGTAAAACGCCTTCGGACTTCAAAGAAGCTTCCGACGAGGAGCTAGAGCGATACTCCAATAACGTAAAAAAGCGGATGAAACAGCTTAACAAGCTTATTCACGACGAACGTAGGGCTAAAGAAGCGGCCTTCCGAGAGCGTGAGGAGCTTGAAAGGTTTGCTAAACCTCTTATAGAAGAGAACGAGCAACTACGGGCGCGTACAAACCAAAATACCCTTACGATGCTCGAGCAAGCGAAAGTTACTGTAGCTGCGGAGATGGCGGCCGCTAAGAGACAGTATAAGGATGCGTATGAGTCAGGGGATACTGACGCTATTTTAGAGGCACAAGAAGCACTTACGACCGCTAAAATACGTTCAGATAAGGTGGCTAACTTTAAACCGGCCCCTTTACAACGTCCAGAAACTCCTGTACAAGTACCACAACAGGCCCCTGAGCCGGAAGTTCAGCGTGACGAACGTGCTTCTTCTTGGGCTGAAGAGAATTCTTGGTTTGGTTCCGACGACGAAATGACGGCGTTTGCGCTAGGATTAGACACCAAACTAAAGAAAGAGGGTATAGACCCTCAATCAGACACTTACTATGAGAGGATTAACTCTCGTATGCGACAGGTTTTTCCAGATCAATTTGACGAGGAAGCCGAACTAGAGTCTGACGAAGAACCAGTGAAAAAACGCGCTAGTAACGTGGTCGCACCCGCAACGCGGAGCACAGCCCCTAAAAAGGTAACTTTAACGCGAACACAAGTAGCACTTGCGAAAAAACTGGGAGTACCGTTAGACCTATACGCCCAAAAGGTTGCTGAAGAAATGAGGAAACAAAGCTAATGGCTAATAACAGACTAGATAGAGAACTAGAGACCCGCACAAAAACAGTCCGTAAAACGGCGTGGACGCGACCTACAGTGTTGCCTGACCCCACCCCTGAAGACGGATACACCTATCACTGGGTGCGTATTTCGACCAACGGTCAATCTGATGCCACTAATATTTCCTCGAAAATACGTGAAGGCTGGGAACCAGTACGTGCAGAAGATCATCCCGAGATATTTACTGACGCTGTCGCTGATGCGCGGTTTAAAGATAATGTCATCGTTGGTGGTTTGATGCTGTGTAAGGCCCCAGTAGAACTTGTTGCAGAGCGAAACGATTACTACCAGCACCAAGCTGAATCGCAAATTCACTCTGTGGACAATAACCTGATGCGCGAAAATGATCCTCGTATGCCCCTATTTCA